TTTTTCATACATATAATAAAATATAAAAATGGTGTAGTATGTTATTTTTTCATATTGAATATAAAAAAAACACTACACCATTTTCGCTTTTTCATACATATAATAAAATATAAAAATGGTGTAGTATGTTATTTTTTCATATTGAATATAAAAAAAACACTACACCATTTTCGCTTTTTCATACATATAATAAAATATAAAAATGGTGTAACGATAAGGAAAAATTTATATATACAATATGAATAAAAAAAACATAATAATTATTTTTTATTTTTTAATAATTGTTTATGTAAATTAATTTTATTGTAGAATGTTTTTAATATTTTATTATTTTCATCTAGAAATTTATACGTGCCTAAGTTCGACCCAAATATATTATTTTTATGTAATGCATCATCATTGAAACCATAATCAAACGGTCTTAATAATTCACGACCATATGCACAACAATATTTCTTTTTGTATGTTTTACTTAATATGTAATCATCACCCATAAATGAAGCTTTCAAATATTTATTTATTAAATTTTCGTCATCATCAAATTTTATACATTTATAATATTTTACATAATTTAATATTAAATCATGTATTTGATTATAATGAAAACATATACCAGCGTATCCCTCTACATATTCACACTTTCCACGTTGTACAATATTATATGAATAATCATTCTTCATATCAAAACCACTACCAGTTGTAATATTATTTTTTGTTTTGTGTTCTATTATTGTATTAAATAATGTATCTAAATATGATGTATCATCATCTACAATAATTAAATGATAATCATTTAATTTATTTTTTTTCATATATTCATAACCTCCAATATATTTTGTTATTGCTCCATTATCATTTGTATAATTAAATATTACTTTATCTTGTGTTTTAAATATCTTTTCATATTTTGATGGTAATTTATATTCTTTCTTAAATCTTTTATAATAAGAACAAATATTAATTACTATTTTATAACAATTCAAATGATATAATTGATTTAAGTTTTTTATTAAATTTTCTATTCTTGAAGGAATTGTAGCAATTGATAATATATATTTATAATTTTGTGGTAAATATTGATATTTTATTGTTTGAAATATTGAAAATCTAATATTTGTTGGTTTATCTGATATATGAATTATTAAACTATCATTGTTTACATTTGTATCAAATGTTTGTAATAATTTAAATGGTAATATAATACTTTTATTTTGAATATCATATTTATTTTCTCTATGATATTTTCTTACTATTTCTTGTTCCCAATTTCTTTTGTGGTGGAAAATATCCCATTTATCTTTTATCATTTCTGACATAAACATATTTGTATATTCGGTGTTCTTTAAAATAAAAAAACCGGTATTTATTTGGTCGTACTCTCTTGGGTGGTCGTAGCTTAAAATTACATCATAAAATTTATTATGTCGCAATATCTTTTCTATATTTATTTTATTATTATTATGTCTAAAACAAGCGTCTGCATCAATCCATATTACATAATCATATTTTGGTAATAATTCTAAACAAAAAGGTAATTTCTCCCATGCTGGGTGACGTTCTGGTAATCTTCTTGTATGGTCTACAATATAATCATAACCATATTTTTTACAATAATTTAAATTTAATTCTGCTGTAATATCGCCATAATCTTTAATATTGTCATCATACCAAGTACAAATACATATTTTTTTCATATTACTATATATTATAGAATATTTTTTTATATTCATAATTACACCATTTTGGGTTTTTATTATATATATGAAAAAGAAAAAATGGTGTAGTATGTTATTTTTTCATATTGAATAGAAAAAAACCATATAAAGATTTTTTATTTTCTTTATTATATATGAATAGAAAAAATCTACAATTACCAAATGATATTATTTTTAAAATAATAAGAATGAAAATTGAAGATGATAAAAAAGATTTTTATAAATATAGATTTAGTTTTTTTGTAATAAAAGAATTAAATTATAATATTCATAGAATGCGTTATAAATACAATGAATTTAAAGATTTAAATAAAGATGATTTTTTAAATAATGCTTATAATTGTAAATGGTGTTTAGCATCCATTGCTAATAATAAAATTGAATTGATTTAATTATTCCCATTTCTTCTTTTTATATTCTGCTACTTCATTTAATGGCACTAATTTATATTCATAAGTTTTTTCATATCCGATAATTTCTCTTGGGGGTTTTTGTCCGGGTCTCAATTTTTTATATTTTGGTCTTTGTCCGTTGTGTTTTCTCATTTGTTGATAATCTTTCAACCACATTGACATACCCTTCTTTTCGCATTCTTCTTTTGCTATGGTCTCTGCTTTCTGAACTCTTAAACCGTAATCTTCAATTAAAGTAATCATAAGGACTTGAACATCTGGATGAAACCCCTTTTTTGTAAGATTATATAAATATTCTTGTTGTTCTTCTGTTAATTCTGGCATTTCATCTGGTTCATAATTGACATCATATTCAATAGTTTCTGGTTCTGGTTCCATTGTTATATAATTAATAATATATTTTTTTTTTTTCATTTTTTTTTATTTTTTATTTTTTTCTTCTTTCAAGATTTCTTCTAATATATTTGGTGGTGCTGGTCTTTGTGTATTTATCTTATATATAACGGCTGATGAATTATTTACATTTGCGAATTTTCCATCTGGGTCGTGTATACTTGTTGTAATTGATGATATATATGTAGGTTTTGTTATTGTAAATGTAATTGAACTAGGATTACCGAAGTAAAAATCACCTTGTGCTGAATATTTATCTACTACACTTACAATTGGTAATAATGCACCATTTACATTAGTTGTTGTATCTTCTATAATATTACTTCTAATTGTATAATATGGTCTAATCATTGATTTTGATAAATTAACTGATGTTATTGTCATACTTTCTGTTTTATTTATTATTGATGGTATTATCTCTGTTAAATCTCCATTTGGAACAAATGGAAATCTATCTACACCACCAGCCGTGGTGTAATTTATTACGCTTCTACCTTGTGCTAATCCTAATTCATACATAGGTGCATTAAAAGAATTTGAGACCCACGCTTTTGTATCAGTTGTTGCTTGTTCTGAATTAGTTGTCAAATATTTTAATGATTGATAATTTAAATTGTCTATTCTTCTTAATAATGTATTATTTTCCGTTAGTGTTGCATTAAATTGTTCGTAACTAAAACCCATTGTTCCCCACAATGAAGCTTCCCAATTTTCTTTATCTACTCCCCAATTATCAATAAAAATACCACTTCTACTATCAAATAATGCGTATGGTTGTATATTTTCATTTAATACATCAAATGCCCTTTTATTTGTCTCAGTATCAAGTATTGATGCAGTATCCTTTGCCGGATAATTTAACTGAAATTCTGTTGGTTTTAAATATGGTTTAAAATTTGGACTAAAACCGAATGATTCAATACTAGGATTAAATTTATAGACTACATCACCCGCATCTGCCGATTCTGGAATAAATGGACTATTTCCGGTATCTCCCGCTAATCTATCATTACCTACATTTAATGCCTCATGTAATTGTGTAAATTCATATCGGTTTGTATCTGAATTAAATTGACATATTGGATTATTTGCTCCTACATATCTTTGTGTAAAATATTTTGATGTTAATTCAAAATCGCTTGATGGGTGTTTTTGTATTTTTTGTACAATTGCTGGACTGAATGAATTTTTAATATATGCCCCACTATTTAATAATACACAAGCGGTGCCGTATGCTGTAAAATGTGGATCATATCCAATTGGTCTTCCGGCTGATATTTCACCCGTTGTTATATTTGGTTCATTAAATAATTGTTCTGGTATTCCTCCAATTCCGTTTGTTTCTGGGTGTATTACTACATAATATTTATCATCTGCTTCAACATAACGTGGTGTAGCAAATCCAAAAGCGTATTTATCTACGGGTATATCATCAACATCATAATATAAATCTTCTTCGTCTTTTCTATATCCTATGAATAATGGTATTGATGCTAAACATTCATTAGAAGGTAAATAACCATCAGCACCTAAAGCATTATTATATGATGTACCAGTATCTACACTTCCACTTTCTGCTCCCCATTTATTGATATGTAAATATCTTGTATTTGTAATAACTGGATTACCATTATATGTTGTCAATGAACTTAAATTCTCAAATAATTCTGGGTAAAGTTCTTGTGCTTTTAAAAATGCTGATATTTGTTCTAATGTTGTTCTTGACCATTCAAATTTAGTTGTAATACTACTTGTTTGTCTATCTGCTCTTAAAATTTGAAATTTAGTTATTGTTGAATTAGGGTTTATTTCTGCCCTTGGTTGATTTTGTCCTACAATTGCCCTTCCGGTTTGCCATAATTCTGGACGTTTTACACCTATATATTGATATGATGAATAATATAATTGTGAATTTGTAGAAGGTTGACCCCCATCTACTGAAGCATTAATATATTCATTAAAATTTGAAGCATTCATAGACATTATATTGGCACAATTAAATAGCCTATATGTTGGAGCTTCTACTGTTGTTGTTATTGTTCGCAAATATCTTTCTCCGCTTACTTCATAACCAATATTAAATGGTAATGGAGTTTCGCTTTCATTTAATTGGTTTGATATTTGGTCGGCAATTTCAGTTGATGTATTAAAACCTTCTTTTATACTAATCTTTTTTATTTCATTATATGGATACCATGTATTTAATGCTGTATGGTCTCTATATAAACTTGCGTTGCTTGCCGGTGTATATGGCATCATATCTTCGCCTTTACCGGTTGTGTTATTAAATGATGTTGTTTTTAATACATATAATGCATATCTTGAACCATCTATTTTTAATTTTGGTATTACTTTATTATCTTTTGTTTTATATCTGTAATAATCACATACGGCGAAATTTTCTGGTTGAACTGTAAAATACGTCATACCTTGTGCTGCATCATCTCTATCTATAAATTTACCGTCAGAATCACCTCCGGCTTCTGGTTCCACTGTTGGGTCAAGTTTATCAGTTATAAACCTTCTTGGTAAAGTTATATAATATGGGTGGTCATCTGCGTTGATATAATATCCATATCTTATATATGCTTCATTATCTTTTACATCATATGTATGTTCTTCTTCTGATGCTTCATATATTTGATAATATCCCATTCTATAATTAGCATCAAATGGATCATTTCTAAGTTCATTTGGTGTAATTTTTGTATATGGTATTCTTTGACCTTCTTTTAATGTGGCACCTTTGAATTCTATTACTTGACTATTTCCGGCTCCTACTTCTGATATAAAAGAACGTTCTATGCTTACTTGGTCGCCAACATTTAATATTAAAGTTTCATCTAATTGATTGGTAAAATATGCGGGGTTTGAGTTATTACCGCTGTTTGCTTCAATTGATGTTATACGATTACAATTTATTAATTTTGTATCAACTATTGACATTATATATATTTCTTTAAGAAAAAAAGATCATAAAAAAAAGTTTAATTAAAAAAAATATAATGTAATAAATATTTATATGCCAACAAATGATAAAGAATATATGAATAATTATATGAAAACTTATAATATTAATGAAAAAGCTAAGCTATATTATCATAGACATAAAAATAATCCAGATTATAGCCATTATTTACCTTATAGATTAGAATTACAAAGACAATCTTATAAAGAAAAATTAGAAAAATTAGGAAAAGTACCAAGAAGGTATACAAAAAATGAAGATAAAAAAATGAAAATTAACAATGGATATTATGAAATTAAATTTAATTAATATCTAGTATATTTTTTATTAATTTTTCTATACTTGGGTCTAATTCTATTTTTAAATTATCATTTTCTAAAAATCTTGTTTTATCTATAGTATTATTTTGATGACATATACATACCATTATTTGCCTAATATCTGTTATACATACTTTTTTATCATTAGCTTCAATTAAATTGACGCCTTCGCCTTTTGATGATTTTTCAAACTTATTACTTGAATTATACCATTTTTTAGTCATCATCATTGTTGCTTCGTGTATGAAGAACTTTTTTTCTCCACAATCAATACCAGTTGATTTAAAATCATTATGTGGATATATAAACATCATTTGATTAGAACCAACTAAACCAGCTTTATTATTTTTTAATGTTTGATATGAATATGAAATATAAGTAGGTAAATATATATCGTCATCATCCATAAAACATACTATTTTATTTTTTGATAATTTAATTAGTTTATTTCTTTTTTCTCCAATTGTCATTCTTTGTTTTTGTTTAATATAATTCAATTTAATTGGAAATAAAACTTTTTTCATGTATTCTTCATTTTCAATAAATGGTGTTTCTCCGTCATCTAATATTATTACTTCCAGTAATTCTTTTGGGTAATCTTGGCGTAAAATATTCATAATGCATAATTGAATAAATTTACTTCTATTATATGTTGGTATTAAAATACTTATTTTTTCCATATAATTATTATTATATTTTATTTTTAGAAAAACCACGATTTCTTAACTTCTACGTATTCTTCTGGTGGTTTTATTTTAGTATTTATTTCTTTGACATCTTTTTCTAGATTACCAATTCTTTTATTTATTTCATTTAATGTTTTAATAATATTATCTAGAAGTTCTTTATTTTGTTTTGCCAAGTTTTTTTCCATTATAAACTTTTTTTAGAAAAAAGTTTTATCAAAAAATGATTAAAATATTTTTCACTACACCATTTTATCTTTTTTCTACTATAATAAAAATAAAAAACGGTGTAATGTATTTTTAGTTCAAATGTATATAAAAAAAATGTTATTATATTATATATAATGAATAATATTGAATTTGATTTAAATAAAATGAGTGAAAGATTATTAAATTAATTTATCTATTTCTGGTTCGGGTTGTGTTTCATTTTCATTTTGTATTTCATTAGATTTTTTAGGTATTAATTTTGGTTCTAATTGTTTTTTTTCTTTATCTTTATTTTCATTATCTTTATTTTCATCATCACTATCATCAATAACATTATCGGGTGGTGGTTTCCTTTCACACATACAAATATTACACTTATCAGAACACCCAATTCTAAATTTACAATGACATCTTGATTTAAATATAACAACCAAAATACCAGATACTGCACCAAGAATTAATCCAGTGGCACCGGCTAGTTCATTAATATTAAACTCTTCCATTTGAATTGCACTCATGTTATATAAACTTTTTAGAAAAAAGTTTAGACAAAAAAATATCTAAAAATATTATATAATGCCAGTGACAAAAGAAGGTAAAAAGATTTTGTATAAACCTTTTAAAAGTAAAAATCCTAAAAAGAAATTTTCAGTTTATGTAAAGGGTGATAATGGAAAAACTAAATTAATTCATTTTGGTGCTAAAGGAATGGACGATTGGAGAAGTGGAACAGCAACAAAAGAACAAAGAAAATCATTTAGAGCAAGA